ATTTAATGGTGGTATTACAATGGGTGGTACAACACCTACATTAACTGTTGGTGATGCAGGGGCGGAAGATACTAAAATAGTATTTGATGGTAACGCACAAGATTTTCATATTGGTTTAGATGACTCTACTGATTCTTTAACTATGGGATTAGGAAGCACTTTAGGAACTACCGCTCACATGACTTTTGATGCTAATGGTCATATTTTAAAACCTTTACAACCCGGAGTTGTTTGGAAACCTACAAGTAACTCATCAGCTATTGCCGCTGATACAACACATACAATAGGTGCTAGTAACTCATCAGAAATTATAGATAGAAACGGAGATTTTTCTGGCAATACTTTCACTGCTCCTGTTACAGGTTTATACTTTCTTAGTATGAATCTTTTAGTAAACAGTTATGACCACGATAACAACTACTCTGCCGGATGGATTGAAACAAGTAATAGAAGATATCAAATGTGGCAAATTCCCGGAAATGGATTATCAGCAGACGGCTCTGTTATGATATCTGGAGGCTCTGTTGCAGATATGGATGCTAATGATACTGCTGTTTGGCAATTTAGAAATGACCAAGGAGCACAACAACCAGTTATAAACCAAGAAAGAACAATTCTTGGAGCTTTTTTACTAGGATAGTCACAATGAAACAATTTACTTTAAAGGAGGTACACAATGGCTAATCACACTAAAACAATAACTTTAACAGATGAAGAACAAAAACTTTTATCGCATGATTTATATAATGACACTTCTAATAATGCGGGTATAGATGATTGGGTTGCTAAAGCTGTTGAAGGTAAAGTTAACAACTGTTGGAAAAGAATGAAAAATGAATGGACAACAAGATTAATGGATGATGATTCTTTTACTGACCCTATTCCAAGTAATAGGACTGATTTTGTAAATTTAGTTACAGCAAGAAGTGATTATAAAAATCGTAAACAAAGAGACGATAGCTAAGAGGAATAACACATGAGTCAAACAAAAATATTAGCAGGTGGATTTGATGCAGATGTCATTACTGGCACTACAGCATTAGCGGCAACGCCTGCAACAACTGATGAATTTTTAATATCTGACGCAGGAACATTAAAAAGAATTGATGCAACTCATATGTTTAATACTCCTTATTTCTTTGCTCATAGAGGAACTTCAGTACAATCTATTGGTAACGCCAGTTTAACAATTATACAATTTAATGCAGAATTATATGATAGTGGAGGTTGTTATGATACCAGTAATTATAAATTTACTCCCGATGTTGCCGGTAAGTATTTGATTAATGCTACTGTAAGAATGGGAACTGCTACAGATGCAAACAGTTGTCAAATAGAAATATTTAAAAATACTTCAACTTTTTCTAGAGTAAATGAAAATAACATTCACTATACTTCAATAGTTAGTACAGCCATTATAGATATGAATGGCTCATCTGATTATATTCAAGCAAAAATTTATCAAGATACTGGTGGAAATGCTGATATTCAGTATAACTCTGACAGTACATATCAAACATTTTTACAAGGATTTTTAATAGCACCATGATAACAATTTTAAAAAGAGGTCTATATGGCAAGTCTATCAACTAAAGTTAAACTTTATTGTGAAGCGAACAGCAAAGTTGCTGATTTTTCACGAGGCACAGGCAATGTAGCTTTACAGAATGATTCGGATGAAAAAGGAGATTACATAGCAAACTGGAGTGTCGATGGTTTAACAAAACCTACGGATTCACAATTAGCTAGTTATGACACTGCTGGTAATACTGTAGAAAAAAATAATACTGTAAGAGCTACAAGAAAAGCCGCTTATGGAGATATCGGCGACCAACTAGATTTACTGTATAAGGACATTGTAGCAAATAAGCTAGATACTACTGGTGAGTGGGCAAAGAAAATTAAGGCAGTGAAAGATGCCAACGCAAAGGAGTAAAACATGGCACTAAGTAAAATAGGATTAATAGACCCAACAGCCATAACAGGTGAAACAGCTTTAGCGGCAGAACCTGCAACAACTGATGAACTACTTGTAAGTGATGCTGGAACATTGAAAAGATTGGATGCTGTTCACATGATGAATAGACCTGCTTTTCATGTTTATTTAAGTGGAGACCAAGCAATAGGAACTGGTGCGGCAACAAAAATAGCATGGGATTCAGAATATATTGATAGTGGTGGAGTTTTTGCTTCAAATAAATTTACAGTACCGAGTGACGGAGCAGGCACTTATGTATTTAATTGGATTATAAAAATGGGTGGCATGGATGATGGAGAAGCTGTTCAAGTTTTTTTATACAAAGGTGGCTCTGAATTAGATAGTCAAAGAACAAGGACAAAAATAACTGCTGGTGGTGGAGATCAAGAAGTTCATGTTGCAGGGTCATATATAGATACTGCCGCCGCAACTAATTATTATGAATTATATGTACATCAAAATGAAGGAGGTAATCAAAATGTAATGCAGGAAACATCAACTTTTTCTGGATACAGATTGATAGGAGCATAAAATGGCAAGTTTATATTGGAAAGTAAAAACATATTTAGAAGCTAATGGTAAAACTGAAACTGAAATTGGATTAGATGGTAATGTTAAATTAAGAAATGATGGTGCAGGAGAATATATTCACACATGGAATGTTGATGGTCTTGCTAAACCTTCAGATAGTCAACTCACATCAGCAGATACACAAGCAACCAAAGATTATAATAATAATAGAACAAGAAAAACTAGAAAAGCCGCTTATGGCTCAATTGGTGACCAACTGGATTTACTATACAAAGATATGCTAGCTGACAAAGGTGATAAAACAGGTGAATGGTTTAAAAAAATTAAAGCAGTAAAAGATGCAAACGCAAAGGAGTAATTAGATGGCATACATAGGAAAATCAATAGAGAGTGGCACATTTAGTGTACTCGATACAAGTGGTAATACCTATAATGGATCTAATGTTACATTTAGTTTAGGCACACAAGTTGGTTCTCCGGCACAGCTTCTAGTATCACATGACGGGGTTATTCAAAAACCCGGAACAGACTATACTCTAGCTACAGGTGGTACACAAATTACATTTACAACAGCCCCTGCAAGTGGTGCTTCTATATTTATTGTAGAAATATCTGGTGCAGTAGGTGGCCCATTAGATTCAGACTTAAATGGTACAGAATTGATTTTAGATGCTGACGGCGATACAAGCATTACAGCAGATACAGATGACCAGATAGATATTAAGATTGCAGGTGCAGATGATTTTAGATTTACTGCTAATAGTTTTGAAATTTTATCTGGTAGCACAATAACTAACAGTGGCACTGCAAGCGGATTTGGAACAGTAGCATGGCAATCAGTTGTAACGGGTGCTACAACAATGGTAGCAGGAAGAGGATATTTTGTTAATACAACGTCATCAGCTTTTACAATGACATTACCTTCTAGTGCTTCTATTGGAGATACAATAGCTATAGTTGATTATGCAGGAACCGCTGACACTAATAATATTACAGTAGGAAGAAATTCTCACAAGATACAAGGAGATTCCGCAGATTTAACAGTTTCAACCGAAAGAGCCGCATTTAGATTAGTATATGTTGACGCTACTCAAGGTTGGTTATTAGACCATAAGTAATGGCTACTTATAACGCAATAAAATACAACGTAGACTACGGAGGATTTGCAGGGTCATTAATACCTATAGCTGTTTTTACTTCTGATGGTTCTGATGCTACTGCAACATTTACTAGTGGTATTGATTCTACCTATGATACATACTTGTTTATATTTAACAATATTCATCCACAAACTGATAATACTACATTTGGTTTTAATGGTTCAATAGACAGTGGTTCTAATTATAATGTAACCAAAACTACTACATTTTTTAGAGCAAGTCATGAAGAAAATGATAGTTCTGCGGCTTTATCATATCAAACAGATAAAGATATTGCAGCAGGAACAGGTTTTCAACAATTAGCTCAGTCATTAAGTGGAGATAACGATGGTAATGTTAGTGGAAAATTATGGTTATTTAGCCCTTCATCAACTACTTTTGTAAAACATTTTTCTGCAACAATGAATGAAACACACGGAGGTGATATAACTATGCATAACCATGTTGCAGGTTATTTTAATACAGCATCTGCTATTGACGCCGTTCAATTTAAAATGGCAAGTGGAGAAATTCAAGGTGGAACAATACAAATGTTTGGAGCACATTAATGGCAACGTATTCAGCAATAGCTCATAATTTTACACCTCCTTCTGCTACTACATCAGCACAAATTGGAGCAGGTGCTATGACTTTAATTAAAACCGTAACAGCATCAGATTCATCTGATATAAGTTTTGTTCATGGCTCAAGTGATGTGGTATTTGATAGCACATATAAAACATACCTATTTAAATTTATAAGTTTACATTTAAGTAGTGATACTTATCTAAGTTTACTTGGAAGAGATGGAGGTTCTAATTTTGATGCTACCAAAACATCTTCATATTTTAGAGTTGAACATACAGAAGATGATTCTTCTACGGGTTTTACAATTAAAACTAATTTAGATGTCGCACAAGCCACAGGAGAAACTAAATTATCAGGAAATACATCTGATGACAATGACAATGCTTATAGTGGGGAACTTTATGTTTTTAATCCTTCTAGTACAACTTTTATAAAACATTATTTTGGTCAAATAAATGTTATATCTGGTGCTGATGCTTTGGAAGCAGGATATTTTGCAGGATATTTTAATCACACTGCCGCTCTAGATGGAATAAAAATAACTGTTGGCACGGGAAATATAGCTTCGGGAACAATAAAAATGTACGGAATAGCATAATGGCAACATATAAATCAATTAGATATAACACACCTGTAAGTAATGGCGGTTCACGAGTTTTGTTAGCAGAAACAACAGCGTCTAGTTCCGCTACTGTATCTTTTACAAGTGGCATAGATTCTACTTACAAAGAATATTTGTTTACATTCACTAGTGTACATCCTGCTACAGATGATGTTAAACTTACTTTTCAAGGAAATGCGGCAGGAGAATCGGGTTTTAATGAAACAATTACATCAGCTATGTTTAGGTCACAATTAGATGAAGGTGATTCAGACAGTAATCTTCTTTACAATGCGGCGGCAGATCAAGCTCAAGGTACGGCATTTCAACAATTATCAGATAATGGCCTAGGAAATGGAAATGATGAATCAATGTCTGGGTATTTAAGTTTGTTTAACCCCTCTAGTACAACTTTTGTAAAACATTTTATGGGAAGAAACAATATGTATCAAAAAGATAGTTATACAAATGACAATTTTCTAACAGGATATTTTAACACAACTTCTGCCATAGATGAAATTCAATTTAAAATGTCTAGTGGGAATATAGACGCAGGAACCTTTAAACTATATGGAGTAAACTAATGCCAAGATATCATAATATAAATGGAGTAAAAGTACAATTTACAGCAGAGGAAGAAACTGCTCGTGACGCAGAAGAAAAAACATGGGCTGATGGTCAGCTTAATAGGGATTTATTAAGTCTTAGAAATAAAAGAAACAGATTGCTAGCTGAAACAGACTATTTAGCATTGTCAGATAATACTTTAGCTGATAATATGAAAACATATAGACAAGAGCTAAGAGATTTGCCAACTGGATTAGATACTGTAGAAAAAGTAGCTAATGTAACATGGCCAACAAAACCATAGGATATAGATGTTATTAGGACACGGAGCAATAGGACAATTTGGAGTAGCTGAAGCGCTACCGGGTTTTGTTGTTAATGCAGGAACCGTGGATGTTTCTATGGGACAAGCGGCAACGGCTAGTGCTGGAACTTTAAGTATGACAGGATCAGCAGTATTTGCTGTCACAACAGCAGGTGCGCCAAGCTTTACTTTAGGTACAGAAGTTGCAACAGGTGGTGCAAATGTATCACCAACAACAGCGGGTTCTATAACAGCAAGTGTAGGAGAAGAAACAGTATTTGGAGAAGCATTCCAAAACTTAATTTCATTATCGGCTGGATCGCCTAGTTTCTTCTTATGGAATGAGGTAGATGATTCACAAACAGCAACATGGAAAGATGTAGAACCGGGGTCAACGGATTAAGGATAAATTATGGCAGATGATGCAACAGTAAATATAACCGCAACAATTTTACCAGATGAGATTTCTAAATCTATTAGTGGTTCTATGACCGTGACGCCAGATGATGCAAACGATAAATGGTATTACAAATTAACAGCTTGTACAGCTACAAGCACTGATTTGATTGCCGGAAGTTTTTTAGATTATACAGCCGTTGATGATGACACAGCACCAACAGCAATTACAACAAGTGATAAAGTAAAATTTTTATTTATTAAAAACACTAGCACCGCGGACGGTGTGTATGTGTGTTTTGATGGAGGCACAGCAGCAAATGACTTAGTAGACGCTGTCTTTATTGGTCCTTCACAATCATGGTTTGGTAGATTACCCAACACTACTGTTGGTAATATACACGCTATATCGTCAGACATAGGTGATGTAGGTGACGCAACAGCTAATTTAATTGTAGC